TCGATGAAGCGAATGTTATTCTTTTCGTTGTCGATGTCACTGCTGGAATTACAGATTTAGATGAGTCCGTGGCTAATTTCTTGCGTCAAACAAAAAAGCCTGTTTATATTGTTGCCAATAAAGTAGATAATACACAGCGGGTAGGGTTATCGTCAGAGTTTTGGGCATTTGGAATTGGAGAGGTATTCGATGTTTCGGCTACAAATGGTTCTGGAACTGGTGAAGTACTTGACGCTGCAGTAAAACATTTTGAAAATGATACCCTAGAATCGGAAGATGATTTACCGAGAATTGCAATTATTGGTAAACCAAATGTTGGAAAATCGTCCTTGATTAATGCGCTTGTAGGGCAAGAAAGAAATATAGTAACACCAATTTCTGGTACAACGAGAGATAGTGTAAATACAAGATATAATGCTTTTGGGTTCGATTTTATTCTTATTGATACTTAATCCAAAGATACCTAGTCCAGCGGCTGTGTCTGTATCATCACCTGTTCCAAAGAAGATAGGCTGATCCAACACAATGTTCATGCTGAGACTGTTAGTTGATGTGGTTGCGATTTGCTTTTTTGCTGTTTCGTCTAACTGTGTCCAGGTAAAGACATCGTTAGCAGCGTTGACTGTAACGTCCTGTAGTGCAGGAACGTTTAGTCCAGTGTCAGACTGATTACTAGCAACACTAATTGATAGTGTTGCTTGAACGCCTGCTACACCTGGTGCTGGGTAAATGTAACTCATAATAGTTTCCTTATGTTATTTTAATAAATCTATAGGTCAATTCTGTAACCAACATATCATTGTCAAATTCAGTTGCAACTTCAACTTCTCTGCGATAGTTGCCTATCGCTTGTATTGAATTCTTGCCTGCTTTTAACTGTGATACTAGGCTATCATAACTGCCTGCTAATTGTTTCGCATCGTTTGAGAAGACAACTGTGACACTGGCAACATCTTGGTCAATGTTAGTCCCATCAAGAGTGAGAAATAAAGGATCAGTGGTATAGTTGGTAACATCAACATAGATACGCTTGGGGTTTTTCAGATACAGTGGTGTTTCACTGTCTGTCCAAGGTATTTCATGACTAAGGGTAAATCCCTTTAGATCAATTCCATTGATGTAGTCTAAGACCTCTTGCCTCATCTCACTCTCTTAAGATTATAATTGCCCTGTTGCTTTTCATTTGACTCAATGACACCATCATCGTCAAAATCATACCAGTCGCCTGCTGTGATTATGTCAGCATATACCTGTTCAGCACGTTGAGTATAGTAAGCCATTTTATTGCGTTCACTATTATCTTCACGACCAAAGTCAGCAATGCCAGGTAGGATATAGTCAGATAGTGCAACATAGACACAAAGGTCTGTGAAGTCATTTTGTCTGGCTATGATTCTACTTGCATCTACAGCAGGAACATCAGTGGATCTTAAATATGGATTGTTTGTCATCTTTTGATAATATTCCTTCCACCATCCACTTGCACGAATGCGATTCAGAATTTTTTCTGTTGCTCGCACAAGATGATGTTCCACTGTGTCATCAGCAATGCCCTCATTACTTTCAAACAAGCGTTGGTCTCTGGCCACACAGTCGTCAAACTCTGCGAAACTGGTTACAACATCGTTTTCAATAACGAAGGGCATTGTCTTCTCCTATTACTCTGGGTCTACTATTGAACTGTCAGCAGTAATCTTGACACCGTAGTCGTCATAGATTTCACCAACACCATATACAGCAGTAGCAACAACTTCATCAGCACGCAAACTTGCGTTACGCTCTGTTTCAATTGAGATATCCTGCATCATGGCAAGTCCTAAAGCATCACGGTGGAACAACGCACCTACGCTGTCGCCATCAGTGTCAGCAATGTTTGAACTTTCAAATACTGGAACACCAAATAGTGTGCCAACATAGCCAGTTGTCATTGCTTCGTTCTGAATAACACCACTTGCTGGGTTAGCAAATGTGTTGGTCAAGTTTGCTTTGAGATCATAAGCAACAAAAGGATGAACTACACAGTATAAATCTTCTGCTGGAACAGCCTTGCCACGTAGTGTAGCAATCGCTTTGGCAATAGTAGCTGCTGACAGTGCTGTGCTATTGTCACCAACACCAGTAGCAAAGCCACTGAATAGACCCAATAGGTCCTTGTCCATCTTGCGGGCAATTGCCTCACCAAATAGACGTCCAACGTCAGCAATAACATTGCTGGCACTGGTCATACGTGCATAGTCAGTAACGTTGGTCATGATACCAACTTCGCTGACTGTTAACACAGCACCATCAGTTGCAACTGAAACGTCACCACCACCTGAAGCCAAATCTGTGCCTTCAGCAACACCAACGGCTGTTTGTATTGGATAACGTGGAACTGTAATCCGCTTACCACTGTTCATGGGGATCGTGTAGTTACGAACGAGTCCACGCATGATGCTTCTTTCTGAAGCTACGAATAATGCCTCTGCTACGATTTGTGGTAGTAAATCGTTAAGGCTTGTGCTGGTTGAATTAGCCATTTTTAATTTTCCTTTAAATTAAGTTAAGTCCCTTGAGACTTTTTCCATTCTTTATACTTGGCCCTGTCTGCTGGTTTGTTCATATCCAATTTGGTTATGTCAAGATCCTTGCCTACACGACCCGCTATGTTGCTCTTGGTGTTTGCTGTTGATGGATTTGCTAATTTAAAGTGAGGATTAGTGTCAAGAAATTCTTTAACTAGATCATCTACGCCTATTGGTTCACCGTTATCACTGTAACGAACTGAACCTTTGCTGTCCACAACTTCAACATCACCTGAGTCATTAAGTCTTACATTGCTGGCTAACAGTGCTTTGACCTGTTCTGCATTGACCGCATTGTATTTGGCTGCAGAACTGATTAAAGGTGTATTGACCTTGTATTCCTTAATGACTGCATCTCTTTTAGAGATTTCTGAGTCTTTTTTAGCTGCTAATTCCTGTAGGGTTTTCTCAAATTCACCACGTTTCAGTTGTTCTTCCTGACGACGCTGTTCAGCTTCTGTCTTCAACTGGCGTAATTCATCAATATCCCCCAACTCTGCGTATTGACGCTCATATTTTTTAGCTAGACTGTTTTTCAATCCTGCCATATGTCGGTCAAATTCTTCTTGAGTATAGGTCTTAACTGCTGTTTCCTGACTTACAGATGAAGTGTCAGTTACTTCTTGATTGTTTTCCAATGATTCATCGCTCATCGTAGCGGCCTCCTAATTGAGTATGTTTGTAATATTTTATTTATACCAAATGAGTATAAAGATATTATTAACGTTTTTATCGCCGACCTGGGCCAGGCTTTTTCTTTTTCTTTGTGTATTCTAACATGTCAGTCTCCTTTATTTTAAGTTACCGTTCTGCCACTTGGAACACCAATATACTGGTCTAACGTTGGCATCAAACTTGGTGCAATAACCTTCAGCACCATTATAGAATCGACAGTTGCCACAGGCCTGTGCAACATAGCCCGATTGTTCAGCAGGCACGTAAGCAGGTGGTAATGATTCAGGAATGGGCTCACCGTCTGGATATGTTCTACCTACTATGGGATTGATATCCTCATATGGAAACACATCAGCAGGTTCTTGACCCAACCATAGAATAATTTCCTTGTCAATCTGCTGCAATACACGTGGGTCCGTGGCAGTTTCTCTGGCTGTTTTGAGATGTGTGATTTCCATCTCAGCATCACGCAGGTTAAAGTTACTGGGATAGAGAATTTCACCTGTCCACTCTTGACCCATATACTGGCACCACAGTTTGAATATCTGTTCTTCTGCCAAGGCAAGATTGTTGGCTTTTTCACTTAGTCTGGCATTCAGCAGTTGAAACTCTGTTTCCATTGCAACACCACTCATTGTTTTTGACTCACTGGCACGCACTGCACCAATGTTGGCCAGTTTTTCGATTGCCTGTGTAGCATGATTAATGGCTGAATATATTGAATCAACACTGGCACCATTGAACTCAAGTAGGAATGGCTTTAGTCCAGGGTCAAGATTTTCTGGCATGTGTATGATTGAACCAGCGTATGATTGAACCAGCACCAATGCCTGCTTGTGTTTCGGGTGTTTTAACTAGGCTGGGGTGTGTGTTGATTCTAATGCTCTGTTCAACTTCACTGGTGGCATTGTAGATAAACTTTTGAATATCTGCAATATCATTTAGATCACTGGTGCCAAATCCACGAATAACACTACGTCCATTGTAGACACACACAGCAGGAATACTACCCAACTGATTTTCTTCTACAGTTTCACTTGATATGGCATTGAGACCATTGTCAATTACAGTAGTGGTAACAGTGTCTTTGGTCCAGACTTTCAATGTTCTCAAGTCGCCTGTGATGTCTTCTACATAGCGTAGACGTGTCAATTCAACACGCCCATTGGCAGCACGAGTATAATCCCAGTCTAGAACCACCATGGGTGTCAACAGGCTGAGATAGGGTCTAACACCCAAGGCACGTTCATCTGCCTGTGTCACAGCACCCACATTGGGCTTTGAAACTATGACCCAAGCATGTCCAAACACTGAACTCCAAGTTGATGCATCCTTCATGAATGCATTGAGACTGCGTCCATCTAGATCAGCATCACGCAGCATTTCTTCCAGTTCAGGAAAGCCTTCAATGGTGCCAAAATGTCTTTCTGGTGATTGTCTAAATATAAAACTGTTATACACACTGATAACACTGTTGCAGTGATTCTCAAGTGGTGTGGTTCTCAGTCTTGCTGTATACTCTTTGTCTGACTCAAGTTCATAGCGTGTAAGGTGGCGTGCTTCACGATATTCTTTACCACCTATATAACTTTCCAGTAGGTATTCCCAATGTCTGATATGATCTTGAAAAAGTGTATTTCCTGCCAGCAGTCGTTGTATTTCTTCTGATAGGGTGTCAATTGTATTCATTTATGATTTCCATTATGCCAAACTGTGTCCCCAACGCTGTGGTAACAACAGTTCAGGATCTATGTCTTTACGAACAGGGAACAGGTAATCTATTACATAGCCAAGGGCGTCATTCATGTGATCATACCCTGAATCCTTGTCTGGCTGACTGGTGCCCTCTTTATAGACCTGTCTCTCCAGTCCTTCAATAGTATATTTAGCTTTTGGATCTATAATCAGCCTTCTAGTGCCATTTGAACTACACATTAGGCTATTGACAGCGTTGATGCGATCTCTCACTGGTGTGTGTGCTCTGGGCACCTTGACAACAAAACCTGCATTCTGCAAGATAGTGATGTCAGTGGCACCACCTGCTGATGTTTTACGCTGACGGCCTGCTGGATCTGGGTAAGCCCATATTCTGGATTTGGGGAATCTCTGTTTAAGTTCGTCACACAATTCTTCTGTATTTGAACTAAACAACCTAATTTCATCTATGATGTGTAGGGTATCTCCAGTCCTTGCGGCAATGACACACGACATTGGATCTACGTTAAAGTCAATTCCACAGTAGATCACTGACGGTGTGTCACCTGAGTATTTAACCACATTTTGGGCACGATCGAAACTATAGTAGATTCTTCCTGCAAATGTTTCAAAACTGGCTTCATACTCCTGTCTAAAGGTTCGTTCATCTAAATCTTTGCGAGCCTGTTCAATTTCTTCAAGGGGTATTCTACCGCCACTTAAACTGGTATATTGCCAACTTTGCCAATTATCAGGATCATCTAATTGTTTTTGATAGAGATCATATGCCCAGTTACCCTGACCCATAGGTGTTGATATAAACAAGGCTGAACCACCTGTGTCTGATAGTGTAGGACGAATAACTTCTGTCCAGGCTTTTTCATCAATCATGGCAAATTCATCAAATACCACAAAGTTCAAGCCTACACCACGCAGACTGTCATAGTTGTCAGCACCACGCAGTGATATCTTGCTGCCATTTACCAATTGAATCGTGAGATCACTTTCGTGTGTGCTTTTTACCCAATTGAGATCCATTAAACGATATTTCAATTTGTCCCATACAATCTGTTTGGCCATACGATAACTGGGTGCAATGTAAAAGACCTTTTGATCTGGTAGTCTGGCAAACTTGGCAATTTCTCTTATGGATAGATAAGTTTTCCCCCAACGGCGACCGCATATTGCTACACGGAATCTTTTATCACAGTGAGTTATTGATTTTTGACCTTGACTTAATGACATGCAGAATCCTCATCAAGTTCTCTTCCATCGGCAGCGTTGTGTATAATCACTCCTGATTGTTCTGGATATTCAATAGGATTGCACCAACATTGACGACTTTCAATATGGTATTGTAGGTCATTTAAAGGGATAATATGTATATCAGGCATCATGATTAGATTTATTCCAACGATCATCCACAGTGGCGAATCCTATATAAGAACCAACTACACCTGTGATAAACATGTAGAATGGCATGGCAATTTCTTCTAGTTGTTGACTATCAACCCATAACATTAGTATAGGAAATAACAATCCCGCTGACAAACTCAACCAAGCCATACGCCTACGATTACGCCAACGATCAATCATTAACTATGACTCCATCTAAACTGAATCTAGTAACTAGTCCAGTGTCTTTTTCAATGCTGAATCTGGATAACTTGCCCACAATGAATCTATCACCTACACGAACTACCACTTGCCAATTTTCTAGATCACTGTAGGCCAGTGCTGCTAATAGTTCTTGTTGCGTGAATTCTTTAGTCATCTGTGTCAGACCACGGTAAGGGTTTGTTGTCTTCACCCATATTGGGATTGTCACTCATGCCTAAAAAGTTCTTGGCTAGAAATATCTGCAAGGCAGCATTGCCATTTAATGCGTTTTTAATCATGGCTGTGCGTAGGGTGGTTTTCATATCTTGACGCCCTTTAGCCATAA